TATTGATCGGAAAGGAGCACTGCCCTTTCTCGGATGTCTTCCCACAATACCTCTTCTGCTGCAATGAGAGCGGCAATAGCTGCCGCCTCTACTGCTTGCCTGGTCTTAGCCGCTAATCGCTCTGCGGACTTGTTAGCCTGCAATAAGAAGATTGGAAGAATCTCGGCTTCGTCTTCTTCGGTGGCTTCTTGGAATGCCGAAGTCGTTGCTGTTTGAGAAAGCAGTTCATTTTTAACGTCTTGTTTGCCTTTCCAGTGAACTATACTCAATGTCTGAGCAATATCAGCCGCTAGTTCGTCTTGCAGGGGCACTTCTGCTGAGTATATTTTTTCTAAATCTTTTCTGGTTAGGACAGCCCCAACAGTTGCGCTAATTGCATCAACTTGGCGAAGATGGGTAGCTCTCCAACTATTGACAATCGAATTCTCGCTATTGTCGAGAGTGTCGCGGATTTCTTCGAATCTTACGTACATCTCCCACGGGAATCGTCCACGCCTCAGAGGTGCTGGAAATGCACCTTCCTCTAACTGGATTGTTCTTTCACATTCGCAAAGTTCTTTGTCTGGCTCTGGCTGCGTTTTTTCATCAACTGGTGAGCCTTTCTGTGTCCCTCTTGATACCACATGAATTTCACGGGGGTTAATAAGGTCTTTCGGGACGCCAAGGATGCCTCTCAGATATCCTTCAAGCGTGTCGTCTGGACGCATTGCGCCTGACTGCACCAATTGTGCCACTACAGCAGCGACAGCGGCTGAGTCAGTTTTCTTAGTTCTGCCACAGACCCATCGAGGATACCCATCGACTTCTCCGTAGTTAATATCGACAAGATCCCTTATACCACGACTCTCTCCAGGATGGCCATTAGAAATAACGTGGCTGATATATCCCGTGACAGCTTCGAGGTTCATGAGGAAGAGGTCACTCATGTCATTACTGAGAGCGCGTGTTCCACCAGATGTTTCCCCAAGGCTCATAAACTGGGCAAGCATTGATCTGGCAATTAGAATATCATGGTGCTGAATATGTTCGAGCATCCCTGTTGCTCCAGCATGGCCACCCTGTGGAACAAGGATAGTAAGGATCTTGTCGAGGTCAATTTGCCCGGCAATCTTGCCACAATACAAATGGCTGTACTCGTTAGACCTTAACCCGCGAAGAATTTCTTTGAATTTCTTCTCTTGCTCTGGGGTAGCGTTAGGAGGCAATGCCCCAACAGGAACTCCGACACCGTATCTTTCATATTGGATAGCTCCGATCTTGTAGAAGGCGTCTTTAATTAGGTAGTGCTTATACGATCCCCTCATGAAACTAAGTCCCTCGAAGTTAGCTCCCCGCTGATCGTTTGTAAGCCTTAAAACCCTGCTGCCAGGAATCCAGATGTCGTCTCTATACATCTCCTGGTTATTATCCCACACATACTGATTAACGGCGTCTACATGGCCGTCTTTAGATTTCCACCCACTCACTGTATGCTGAAGACGAGCAGCGAGCCTATCCCAAATGATTTGGCCGCGGTGCTCTTTCATCGTGACTTCAAATAGTGCAAACCCATAAGGCAAGTAATAAACAGCTTCATTGAGAAATGGTCGCCAGATTTCAGCTAACTGATGAGCGATATCATCGGCAATCTTCTTGTCTCTTGGTGTCGGACTCTCAGCCCCTGGCTGCTTGTATGGCTCCATACTCCAACTGCCTTGAAGGATGGCAAGCTGGATCGCTTTCCAAACACCAGAAACTTGGCCATCGCCATTAAGCATGTGGTTGACAGTATCAATTGTCCAGTCGCTTAGATAGTCTTCACCAAGAACAGTAGAAGGCAGAAAGGGCTGATTGATTACGCCAGAAGAGATTTCAGTCCCCTCAAGCCCAACCATCTTTTGCATTATAGTTTTGTCTTCTGGCATGTTTGTCCCTCTTAATTTAATTTTTCATTGTGTGACCATTTTTCCCAAGTGGTGAAAATAGTTGGAGAGTGAAGGCGTAAGAAAAAGATGGGTATTTTTCTTTCGTGGTAGTAGTTAGGATCGTCAGTCACCGTCTCGGTTATGGTGCAGTATTCAATTCAGAGAAAGTCTTTACCCCAGCACGCTTGTATTCCGGCGTAATAAACAGTATAATCATTGAAATCGCAGAAAAGGAGAAACAATGGATACATATACAATCGCCGATGCTTGTGTGTTGTCTGTGTTTGGAGCATCTCTAGTAGCAATGGCTATGTTGTCCGGATTGTGTCTAGCGACTAAAGGAATTAGATTTGTCGGCATAGTGCTGTTGTTGGCTTCGGCGTATGGGATTATTGCAACTTTTCTCTCGCTTCTTTCCCATTGACTTTTGTTGCGAAGTGTGTTATAGTAAGTAAAATGACGGAGGTGGATGATGAAACTAGTGAGAGAGATTGCGCGGGACGCAGTGGAACAGCTAAGCCACAAACTAATCGAGGATTCATTCGACTGGCCTGACCGCATGACCGTAGACTCAGAGTTGGAGGTGCTTGAGTTTCTTGTACCTATCATCGCCGCAAAGTTGGAGCCGGTGAGGGAAATACTCATTCGTACAAAGGCTGTGCTAAAAGACCCTGCGGTATGGAAGCAGATAACTGCTACAGAGCATGGAGTGGCATCAGTATTCATGGATGTTGTCGATGCTATAGAGATGCTAAGTGAGAGGGAAGATAAATGTCAAGATCAATCTTTATGGACGCACTAACATTGGCGTGCGAGGAAATCAAGGACTTCACTGGATCATGCCCGCTCGACACTTACGGATTTGATCCTTGGGATAAACCATGTGATGATGTCTGCCATATGTATACAGACCAGCCAGTTGTGTGTTGGGTCCAATACTTCGTTAGAAAGTGCAGGGAAGAATAATGAATACGGACACAGGAATATCAATTGCTAAAATGAATGCAGCGATAGCCACTCTTTCAAACGTAGGAGGAATAGTTAAAATGATGCCGAATACTATTGTTATCGGAAGATGCAGGGATTGCAAGCATTATATTCTTTGCGATGAGTTTTATCCGCTCAGATATGATGAAGACATAGACCACAAATGCGAATTTGGTGTTTTTATAGGCGGAATAATGTTGCCAGAACCACCACCTGGCCATTTTGGCTGTGTGATGTGGGAAAAAGATAAAGATTGTGTTGGCGAATAAGCCTCAAATCATTCTTCGCAGCCTCAATGCGCCCTTGCATAATTTCAAAATACTTCTGTTCCTTCTCTATCCCTATGAAGTTCCTATTCTCAAGAATAGCCGCTACTCCAAAGCTGCCGCTTCCAGCAGCAAAGTCAAGAACTGTTTCTCCTTCATTCGTGTAGGTTTTGATTAGATATTGGCCTAATGGTACTGGTTTTTGGGTTGGGTGAACGCTGCCTCTTCTAACTTTATCAAACTTGATAATCGTTGTTGGATTTTTGTATTCGTATGTCTTTTTAAGCGCAACAAGGTTTTGATTGTTTGTTGTCTCTCCCTTGGTCATTCCGCCGCCTTTGATTGGCTTGTCTCTCTTAACCATTTGCGCATTATAAGTCGTCTTGCCATCACAAAAAACCAAGATGTCTTCATGTTGCCTCATTGGCTGAAATCTTGCATACGGCATGCCGCTTGGTATTTTTTTATCCCATACCCAGCAATACTTGAACATCTTCATGTTTGATGAAATTAGCGTCGTGGTAAATGGCTGAGAAGCAGTCATTACAATAGCGCCATTAGGTTTGATGATCCGCTTTAACTGTACCCACATAGGCTCTAGCGGGATCATCGAGTCCCAAGCACACGCGGTTGTCTGATACGGGGGATCTGCCAAAATCATATCTACCGACCGATCTGGGATGGTCGGCATCACATCTAAACAGTCACCGTGATGAAACGTTGCGATGGCCACTAAAAATCCCTATTTACAATCGAAGATGAGATATGATCCATTCCTGGAAGTTTCGTTCTATCTCCCTCTGGCTTCTCTGTCGCTTCCATGTCTATACTTATCCTTCCCCCATGCTGCATCCAGTGAGCCATTATTAGTGCATCCCCAAGATCTGGTGACTTACTAGGGTCCATGCTCTTAATGCGCCCCTTATTGTCGAACTCATATCTATACCCAGCTAGGTCTGCACAGAGCCTATCTTTATGCGGAGACTCAGGAATGGCGATCATTCCATTCTTGAACCGCTCTCTAAGCCCCCAAAGCACTTCAGATTTCAAATTAGAGAAACGGTTATCGTCCATCGCCTTCCACTGAGATACCCATCCGCGAACAGAGATTCCGTCTTTCCTTAGCTCGTCGTATGGGCCTCCACCTAACCCGTTCTCGTCAATCACTGTGTCAGCCTTGTTGTTCCAGTCCATAATCACTTGCTTAAACCAGTCTTTCGTTATCGTCGTGTCTGTTATTCGGCGCGCTTGCAAGAATTCAACATAGTTACCAGATAGACCAATAATGGCCGACTCATCTTCTCCCCTTCTGGCGATGTCAAGAGCCAGCACTCTTTCTTCTGTGTTGATTCTTGTATTGGCAATACGCTCATCAGTACATGCCTGGTTGATAGATTCAAGCGGGATGATCTGATCTTCGCCCTCAGTCGGGAATTCCCCTAGTACGCGCGCCTGGTAGAAAGGGCTTTCTTCTCCGTACTCTTCCTTCTGCTGCTCTACCCATCTTCGTCCAGCAAGCCCTGGGTACATCTCATCGCCAGTTACTACATTAGGAACTTCTAGTGCCGAAATATGAATTACGTTACGGATGCCCTTTTCTTTCAGATGGGCGTTCTTAGGATCGGTGCATCGCTCAAAGAATACTCCCTCTGTTCTAATAGGGTTGCCGAGCAATACGATA